TGGACATGAAAGAGATACAAACAAGTCAGTGGTTATCTCTACATGGCAGTCGTTATACAAAATGAAAAAACCATACTTCAAACAGTTTGGTTGTGTGATAGGTGACGAGGCTCATTTGTTTAAGTCGAAGTCTCTCACCAGTATATTAACAAAACTTGATTTGTGTAAATATAGGTTCGGATTGACAGGAACTTTAGACGGAACGCAAACACATCGACTAGTCTTAGAAGGGTTGTTTGGTCCATCGTACAAAGTGATACAAACTAAAGAATTAATGGAGAAAGGACACCTATCTGAGTTAGATATACAGTGTTTAGTTTTAAAACATACTCCCAGAAAATTTGAAACATATGAAGATGAAATTCAATATTTAATTGGAAATGAAAAAAGGAATAAGTTTATATCCAAACTATCAATAGATTTAAAAGGAAACACTCTAATACTATACAGTAGAGTAGAGTCTCATGGAAGGATACTTTATGATATGATAAATAATTTTGTTACCAATGATAGAAAAGTATTTTTCATTCATGGTGGTGTAGATGCTGAAGATAGGGAGAAAGTAAGAGAAATAACTGAACAAGAAAATAATGCAATCATAGTGGCTTCTTATGGAACATTCTCTACAGGCATCAATATTAGGAGGTTACACAACGTTATTTTTGCTTCTCCGTCTAAGTCTAGAGTTAGAAACCTCCAATCCATTGGAAGAGTTCTAAGAAAAGGTAAAGACAAGGTAAAAGCAAAACTCTATGATATTGCTGATGACCTAACCAGTGGAGCAAGAAAAAACTACACACTTAATCATTTCATTGAAAGAGTTAAAATTTATGCACAAGAGCAATTTAACTATGAAATATTAACAATAGATATTAAGGAGAATAAAAATGATAGAAGATGATTTTTTTGCCACCCTCAAATTAAAAACAGGGGAAGAATTATTTGCGAAAGTATCTGCCACTGATGAAGGAGACAGAACACTACTCCTAGTGTCACACCCTATCATGGTTGAAACAATAAAAATAAGAGGTTCTCTAGGTGGATATAAATTTGAACCATGGTTAAAATCATCTAATGAAGATTTATTCATCATCAATTTAGATGATGTCCTCACTTTATCTGAATCAGATAATGTTGAGATGATTATGTTCTATCAAGACTATATTAAAAAAGTGAGTCACGATACTCACACCAAATTAGATAAGACAATGGGGTATCTAACCACTGTCAGAGATGCTAAAGAGGTATTAGAAAAGTTATATAAATCAAGCTCTAATCAACCTTGAAACCCCACAAAGGTAATTGTACACAATATTTACATACTTGTCAAGTACTTGGTTATCTGTTATACTAATTACATGGAAAGGCAGCAATACTTATGGCTACACGTAGAAAAAGATCTGAACACTATGTTAACAATAAGGAGTTTCTTGCTGCCTTGGAAGTTTATATTGCACAAGTAAACAGGGCAAAGTTAAATGATAAAGAACCACCACAGATACCAAGATATATTGGAGAGTGTTTTTTAAAAATAGCAAATCATTTATCCTATAAACCAAACTTTGTAAACTATATGTTTAAGGATGATATGATATGTGATGGCATAGAGAATTGCGTTAGATATATTCATAATTTTAATCCAGAAAAATCCAAAAATCCCTTTGCATACTTTACTCAGATCATTTATTATGCTTTTTTAAGAAGAATATCACAAGAGAAAAAACAGTTAGAAATAAAGAATAAAATTCTTGAGAAGTCCAACTTTGATGAGGTCTTTGATTCAAATGATCTTGACGCATCCAATTATTCAGACTATAATTCTATTAAGGATGCTGTACATTCTAAGTTGCGTAACTAAATGAAATTAACTCAAGATATTATTGATAAAATTCAAGAGGCAATGTTACATACCAAAAAAGATGGTAGTATTAATTGGCAAGATAGTGATGAGATAGAGGTAAATTTAGCAGGTACATTTGCTGCTGATAGATTTATTGTAATTAAGAATAAGACTAAAGATCCTGTTATAAGTGCTGCACCACATCCTAACTATGATTATGAGAATAAAAAGTTCATAGAGAGTGATGAATGAAGATAGCAATAATAACTGATCAGCACTTTGGGTGTCGCAAAAATTCAAAACTTTTTCATGATTACTTTTTGAGGTTTTATGAAGATGTTTTCTTTCCAACTATAGAGAAGGAAGGTATTACAACCATAGTTGATATGGGAGATACCTTTGATAGTCGTAAAGGAATTGATTTTGGTGCACTTAATTGGGCAAAAGAAAATTACTATGATAGACTCAATAAGATGGGTATCACTATCCATACCATAGTGGGTAATCATACAGCATATTATAAGAATACAAATGAGATAAATGCAGTAGATCTTCTATTGAAAGAATATGATAATGTAAAAGTATATTCAGAAACTACCTCTATATTAATAGACAATTTAAGTATTCTTCTTGTTCCTTGGATTAATTCAGAGAATGAAGAAAAAACTATGTCAATGATTAAGGAATCAAGATCTCCTGTTTGTATGGGTCATCTAGAACTACATGGGTTTAAAGTAAATGACTATGTTGTTATGGAACATGGGTCAAGTATAGATCCATTTTCTAAGTTTGAAATAGTATACTCAGGTCATTTTCATACAAGATCTAATCAGGATAATATCTACTATCTTGGAAATCCTTATGAGATTTATTGGAATGATTGTAATGATGTAAGAGGTTTCCATCTATTTGATACAGAAACTTTAGAAAAAACTCCTATTAATAATCCATATAATATATTTCAAAAGGTATTTTATGAAGATACACCATTTCAAACATTTGATACTAGAGGATTTGAAAATAAGATAGTCAAAGTTATTGTAAGAAAGAAATCAGATATAGGTCAGTTTGAGAGATTTATTGATAAAATATATTCAGCAAATGTAGCAGAGTTAAAGATAGTAGAAAACTTTGATTTTAGTGGATGGTATGATGCTGATAAAAATACATATGAATCAGAAGATACTCTTTCAATATTGAATAGTTATATTGAAGATTCAGAAGTTCATCTTGATAAAGCAACTATCAAAAAAATGGTGGGTGAGATATACCAGGAGGCATGTGGATTAGTATAATGTATATTTTAACAATTAAAGGAAATGAATCAAAAGGAGCATATTCTGTGGTTGATCAGAATAATGAACAAGTTCTTTATATTTTTGAACAAAAGGATGATGCAACTAGATATGCATTACAACTAGAAGATCGTGATTATCCTCAGATGAGAGTCATGGAAATAGAGGATGAAATGATGATTAGATCATGTGAATTACATGGTCACAAATATGCTGTCATCACTCCTGATGATATTGTATTTCCACCACAGAAAGGAGATGAATATGATCTTATTTGAAAAAATATCTTGGAAAAACTTTCTTAGCACTGGAAATCATAAGATCACTGTTGATCTGAATCAAAATTCTACAACCTTAATTATAGGATCTAATGGTACAGGTAAATCAACTATATTAGATGCTTTGACATTTGTATTATATGGTAGACCATTTAGAAAAATTAGTAAGAGTCAATTAGTAAATGCTACAAATGAAAAAGATTGTTTAGTTGAAATTGAATTTACAGTTAATAATACTGATTGGAAAGTAATTAGAGGATTCAAACCTAGTATATTTAAGATTACTAGAAATGATGAAGAGTTAGATCAATCATCCTCACAATTAGATCAACAAAAATGGTTAGAAAAAAATGTTCTGAAGATGAACTATAAATCTTTTACTCAAATTGTAATATTGGGATCTAGTACATTTGTTCCATTTATGCAATTACAATCTACTAGTAGAAGAGAAGTGGTGGAAGATTTATTAGATATTAAGATATTTTCATCAATGAATAATCTAATAAAGGAAAAGATTCGTGGAGTTAAAGATGAGTTAAAAACTTTTGAATTGAAAAAGGAATCTTTGAAAGATAAAGTTGAAATGCAAGAGAACTTTATAGATGAGATAGAGACTAGAGGAAAGAAAGATATAAATGATAAGCAAGAAAAAATTAATGAATTAATTAAAGAGACTGATGAATATGTTAATACTAATGAAGAGTTAGAAAGTGAAATATCTGAACTTATAAAGAAGCAAGATGAGTATACAGGAGCAAGTGATAAGTTATTAAAACTAAACACAATTAAAGGAAAGTTAACACAAAGGGTATCAACCCTTACAAAAGAGCATAAATTCTTCACAAAGAATACAGTTTGCCCTACTTGCACACAAGACATTCAAGAAACCTTTAGAATAAATAAGGTGAATGATGCTCAATCTAAAGCACAAGAATTGAAATCTGGTTTTCTAGAACTAGAGGAAACAATTAAAGCAGAACAACAAAGAGAGCAACAATTCACTGAAGTTTCAAAGGAGATTACTAAACTCACACATGGCATTTCTAAAAACAATACTAGAGTATCTGGATATCAACGACAGATCAGGGATCTGGAACAGGAAATTCAGAGACTTACCTCCCAACTTGCAAACAGAAATACTGAGAATGAAAAACTAGAAGAGTTTAGAACAAACTTACAAAAAACATATGAAAATCTAGCTGAGAAGAAAGAACAGATTTCTTACTATGATTTTACTTATGGTCTTCTAAAGGATGGTGGTGTCAAAACTATGATCATTAAGAAGTATCTACCATTGATAAATCAACAGGTGAATAAGTATCTTCAGATGATGGATTTTTATATCAACTTCAAACTTGATGAGGAGTTCAATGAGACTATTGAATCTCCTATTCATGAGGACTTTTCATATGCTTCTTTTAGTGAAGGTGAAAAGATGAGAATTGATCTAGCATTGTTGTTTACTTGGAGAGAGGTTGCTAGATTTAAAAACTCTGTGAATACAAATCTATTAATTATGGATGAAGTATTTGATAGTTCACTGGATGGTTTTGGAACAGAAGAATTTCTAAAGATAATTAAGTATACAATACAGGATGCTAATATATTTGTGATATCTCATAAAACAGGAATGGATGAAAGGTTTGAAGATGTAATCAAATTTGAGAAAGTAAAAGGATTTTCTGGTATGGTATAATAAATATTATCAGGAGGATAGGTCAATGAAAGTCCCAAATTGGAAGCATCATTCCAAAAAAGAGCAAAAGAGGACACTCAAACCTCAAGCTCTAAGACAAGCAAAAGCAAGAACAAAGGCACTTAAGAGGAAACTCAAGGGTGCTTTTTTTAATGTAAGTATATGTACGTAGGCATTTCTTTTTGTTAACTATATGTCAAATGTTAGCATTTCCAAACTAAATAGTATCAGTTGAGGGAGGTCATTTATGCACAACCTAGTTTCACACAATGAGCTTTCAAATTGGAAGTGGGATGAAAAAGAAACAATGGACGAAAAATACGACCAAGTATCTGATTACTTCCAATGTATCTCTGAATGTGGAATAGCTGATCATGGAGCTAAAAGATTCTGTAGACACATCCTAACTACTTAAGGAGAAACAAGACTGAGAATCCCACCCTAACAGGTGGGATTAGTACGTGTGCCAATAATATTAGTGGTTTAAACCTGGCTCTTTAGTCAGGTTTTTTGGTATAATAGATATATCAAGGCAAGAGGAACTATGGTCAACTATGAAATTAAGTCACAACTTGCAAAGTTGTTAGCTACAGAAGATATAATTGTTGAGAACAAAAATGTTGAGACTGCTCAGTTCAATGTTACTGATAGAGTCTTAACTTTACCAAGATGGACATTTGCATCTGATGTAGTATATGACTTATTAGTTGGTCATGAGGTAGGTCATGCTTTATTCACTCCAGATGATGAGTGGTATTTGACAAGTGATATACCTCAATCCATAGTTAATGTAGTAGAAGATGCTAGAATAGAGAAGTTAATGAAGAGAAAGTATCCTGGTATGTCCAAGACATTCTACAATGGATATGGTGAGTTGAATGATGAAGATTTCTTTGAACTTGAGGATACAGATCTAAACACTCTTAACTTAGCAGATAGAGCAAACCTTTACTTCAAAGGTGGATCTCATCTAATTATTGATTTCACAGCAGAGGAGAAAGATATTGTTGATGTAATAAGTAAGTGTGAAACTTTTGATGATGTTCTTAAAGCATCTGAGTTACTATTCAAGTATTGTCAAGCAGAAAGAGATAAGAAAAAGAGTGAAGAGTTAGAGCAAGCACCTGAGATCAAACTCAAAGGTGAGTCAGGTAGTGAGAGAGAAGACTATGGTGACTTAGAAGATTTATCTGAGGGTCTTGGTAAAGAGAAAGGTAAACCAGAAGAGGGAGAAATAAAAGATGGAGATCAATCACCAGATCAACGCATCATTGATCCAATTCAACCTTGGGATAAGCATTCACAAAATCCACAATCATATGGTAAAGGTCCAGCAACAGGTAGTGATGATATTGAAGCAATTACTGATGAGATATTCAATGAGAAAGTCAGTGAACTAAATGATTCAAATATGACTAATGCAAGAGATAATGTTTATGCTCAAGTACCTCAAGTTAATCTAGAGAAATTTATTATATCAAATGAGCAAGTAACTAAGGAATTACATGATCACTTTACAAGTGTACAATATGATGTGAATCAGATGAAATATGATGCTGAGTTAATTGAAAGAGGTTTTGTTAATAGTGATTCATACTATAATTTGAAGTATGTAGATGATGAGTTCAATAAGTTCAAGAAGTCTGCACAAAAGGGAGTAAACTATCTTGTAAAAGAGTTTGAAATGAAGAAGTCTGCTGATGCTTATGCAAGAACAGCAATATCAAAAACTGGTGTATTAGATACATCTAAGTTACATACTTATAAATTCAATGAAGATATCTTCAAGAAGATAAACATAGTTCCTGATGGTAAGAATCATGGTCTCATCTTCTCTCTAGATTGGTCTGGTTCTATGAGTAGATGTATGCTCAATACAATGAAGCAATTGTTTGAGTTAGTTTGGTTCTGTCAGAAAGTTCAAATACCTTTTGATGTTTATGCATTCTCTAATCAGTATACTAATAGAGGATATTACAGTTACTCTACTCAAGAAGAACTAAAAGATTTTAATGTAGGTGATCTTGTTGTTGAAAGTAATTTCAATCTATTACACTTCTTAACTAGTTCAGTTAACAAGAGAGATATGGATGCACAGTTACTAAATCTTTGGAGATGTGCATATGCATTAACTCAGAGAGGTGCTAGATATAATTATCCAGAAAAGTATTGGTTAGGTGGAACTCCTTTAAATGAGACATTTGTTTCTTTACATCAGATCATTCCACAGTTTAAGAAAACTAATAATGTACAGAAAGTTCAGTGTGTAGTTCTAACTGATGGTGAAGCAAGTGGTATACCTGTAGTTACTGAGTTTAAAAATCATGATGGTGAAGTAAGAAGAGGTACATCAAATGTTGGTTACAATTCTTTCTTGAGAAACAGAAGAACTGGACATGTTTACAATCTAGCTGGTCACTATGAATACTGGAAGTTTGCTGAGACCATGCTCAGAGATCTAAAAGAAAGTTTCCCTGATGTAAACTTCATTGGTATTCGCATTACTGATAGAAGAGAGTTTGGATCTTTCCTAAGAATGTTTCATGCTACTGAGGATGAGATTAAGAAAGCAAGAAAGAATGCATCATTCTCAATTAAGAACTCTGGTTATGATTCATACTTTGCTATACTTGATTCATCACTTGCAGTTGATGATGAGTTTGAAGTCAAGGAGGATGCAACCAAAACTCAGATCAAAGCAGCATTCATGAAATCACTCAAAGCAAAGAAACTAAATAAAAAAGTTCTAAGTGAATTTGTGGAATTAGTAGCATGATTGATGTGAAAAGAATCTCCAACTGGG